GTGCTTATGCAGGACATTCTTTATAATTTTTACAAATTTAATCAATTATTAAATAAGTCTACATAATCCTCGTGATTACCCCAATACTTATGCGTTGCGTAAGTATTTTCCTTGCTATATATAGAGTTATGAGATGTGAAGTGATTGCCGTGATTAATATGGATAGCCTCGTTCTGACTAGCCCATTGGCTACGTTTTAGCTTATCTGTTTCTATATTGCCACAATTAACCTTTAAGGCATTAGGAAGTATGTTTAGGCAATGCTCAATAGCATCTTCTAGCCTCATAGTCATTTGGTGGAAAGGTTCATCGTTTTGTTGTCTATGCTGCCACCCATCCTTATTAATTCCCCCATAGTTCATATTCGTTAATACCTCACCTTTAGCAAAGTCAGGGTAGTCAAAGTAACCTTCAGGGTACATAACATCGTGTTCTAGAAATGAGACATATTCGTAGTCGCCCATCTCCCTAGCCATAAATAGGCATTGCATAATCTGCAACAGTTGGTTTAAATGGCTTTGTGACCTATACCAGCTAAAAACGCTTAGGAACGGATTTAAGGGCATATCTTCCCATAGGCAAGTGATTATGTCAGCCTTACCATTTGAGGCGATTTTTATGGTGTCTAATGACTTATAAATGGCATTCCAAATACTATGTTGGTTATTGTTAGAATAAAAGATGCCTAAACGCTTATTTCCTGTCTTTGGGATAGAAACTAGGCTACCTTCCTTATAATAGTCTAAATGAACCAAATCATCGTGCTCCCAACTAAGCTCTAGGCTTTTTACCTGGCCCACACTAGGATCGCCAATTATGTCGTTATTTACCCTTAACATTAGCTTGTCAAACTTAACCCTTGTACGTACAATCTCCGTACAATCCATCCCCCCATATTTAGCTGATATTATTCTCATAGTACTGTTTTGGTTTGTTGTATTAATTCCCAATATTTAGAACTAGCAAAATCTTTGTTTATGTTTATAGTTTCACCATAAGGCAACTTGTGTATGTAATCAGACTTAAAAAATAAGCCACTTATAGCATCTATAGCTCCAGCATTATGGTAGATGTTTAGCTTATCCCAAGACTCTATTCTAGAAGTAGCCCAAGCAAATTCTAAATCAGGGTGGCATATTGTTTTCTTACCCATCTTCCAACCTCCCCATAATACGGCCCACATATCTGCACACCATATCTGAAGCTCGTGATAAACTGGATTGTCAGCTTTTATACTTGCACTTAGTTCTGTTATCTCTTTAAACAGCCTTTCAGAATCTCTTTCTACCTCATCCCAAAACTTCCATCCTATTCCTTTCATTAGGTATTGAGCACCTATTGAGTTTCTTTCATTCTCTTTGATAATTTCTTTATCTATTCCTACTATATCGCACATAGCATCTAAGACTTGTTCGCCTTTGCTCATTATGTATTCATAGCCTATGTAGAATCTAGTATCTGAACCATACCATTTGTCATCGTATAGAAACTTATACCATTCTATAGGCTTAGTAAATACTATATCACAATCGTGATAAAAAATAGCATCTTGTCCTAGTTCAGGAAATTTCTTAAAGTGTTGCTTTAAAATGTTAGGTCTAATAGATGAAACATAGTTTTTAGTTTCTCTAAGGTCATCATAAAAGAAAAATCTAGCTGCATAATTGTTAGCTAGTTTAGACCATTCAGGAGGTACACTACCATCTTTCCAACATACTATGTCTATGTTGTTAGGGTTGATACCCATTGAACTAAAGTTGTTAATCATTACCTCTACTTGCCAAGCATAGTAAAGCGTTGCAGGTTGAGCACAGACAAATCTTATTGTCATTGGTTTTGGTTTTTATTTTTAAGGACAAGGAACTCCGTTGCTAATAACTGTGCCATATCCAAAATCCATATAAGGAGTAGGTGTTCCTGTATTTAATACGCAAATATCAAATTGGTTACCATCGGATATAGGTGTAGATTGAGAATTACCTGCACAATCTATATAGTTAACAGTATCTCCTAATCCAAATCCATTATAATTAGATACAGTCCAAGATGTGCAAGTTGGTGCAGCTGTAGTAGTTGTAGTGGTTGTTGTTGTTGTAGTCGTACAATTTGGGGTGACTGATAAAGCTTTCTTGTTTCCGTTGCTATCTTTTATTACCGCCCATAGTTGACCTGTAGCTGCAAAAGAAGTAGCAGGATAAGTATTTGATGTTCCAACAGTATAAGCGGTATTTGCAATAGCATCAGTAAACGTATTAAAGACAGTATTGCCATAAGAATAACCTCCACTTCCACCAACAAAAGTGTTAATTGTAACTATAGCATTTGTGCCACTACAAGTAAAGCTTATGTTAAATGATAATGGTGCTAAAGTAGTTGTTGTAGTCGTAGTTGTAGTAGCAGGGCATCCAGTAAGGCCAGTAGCAGTAATAGATAACTGAGCTCCACCAGGATTAGAAAAATAAACTGAATCAATCCTAAAGGTTTGACCAGTAGATGTAACCCTATCATTTACATTAAATGTTCCATTAGGATATTGTGCAGAGGTAACATTAGCACCTGTTCCACAATTAAAAAGATTGTACCATACTGGAGGAACCGTTGTAGTAGATGTTGTAGTAGTAGTAGCACAAGCTGGAGTAACAGAACGTGCCCTTCTATTTAAAGGGTTTGCTGCATCTCTTACAGCTACCCAATGAATAGTATCGTCTTGATTATAATAAATATTAGAAGTACCAGCAGTCCAAGCCGTTGCTGCTAATGCTGCTGATTGAGTTGAAAATACTGCATCCGTATATTCATAAGTACCAGCACCTCCAGTATAAGCAGAAGATGTTAAAAAAGCCGTTCCACCAGAACAGGTATAAGTTAATGAGAAATCTACCAAAGCTAAAGTTGTAGAAGTTGTCGTTGTAGTTGTAGTTGCTGGACAGCCTGTTAGCCCTGTTGTTACAATAGATAATAATGCCCCTCCTGGGTTAGTATAATAAATAGAATCAATTCTAAATGTCTGTCCTGTAGATGTAACCCTTTCGTTAACCGAAAAAGAACCATTAGGATAATTAGTAGAAGTTACTGTTACACCAGTAGCACAATTAAATAAAGCATACCATACAGGAGGCTGTGTGGTTGTAGTCGTAGTAGAAGTAGTTGTAGATGTTGTAGTACTTGTACTTGTACTTGTCGTAGAGGTACTCGTAGAAGTCGTAGTGCTTGTAGTGCTAGTTGATGTAGTGCTTGTGCTTGTAGTACTAGTTGTAGTACTTGTAGTGCTAGTTGTAGTTGTAGGTGTAGCATCCGTATAATAAACACCAGTACCACTAAAGGATACTGAATAAGGGCTTACACTATTTATACTGCCACTAATAGAATAGTTTGAGATAAAGCAATACCCACTTATGTACTTAAATACACCCTCATTATCTATAGCGAATCTAATTAAGAATAAAGTTCTATTCTTTTGCTCATTAGCAATATCGTCTACTCCATAGCCACTTAAAGAAGTTAAGCCATCACAAGTAACATTCCAATTAGACAAGTCTATTGTAGGAACCTTAAAATAGGCATTAGTTGGACTAGCCAACTCCACCATATCTGTACTAGATGAAAATGTGCAACTTGTAGAACAAGCGAATGGGGTTTCAGTTGCAGGTATAGTAGAAGTATCTATTTTATATAATATAATATTTTCTCCTAATATTGCTCCCATTTGGCAAATTTACTAAGTTATTGTGTATGCTCCAACTCCAGTTAAACTAACTGCATAAGTTGAAGTATTATTATTAGGGCCTGTAATAGATAAAGAGTTGATTATAGCATCACCTGTAATAACTACTGGAGTAGTACCATCATCTATTGAGAATTTAACCCCTATAGTAGATTTGGCTAATTGAGTATCAAGCATATTTTTATATGAGTATCCTGTTAAAGATATTAATCCATCGCAGTTAACAGTCCACCCAGCTACATCTATTTTGTATTCTCTAAAATAAGCAGATGTTTGGCTAGTTACTTCTACTTGGTCTACACTAACATCAAAGGTGCAATTTGTAGAAGCTCCAAATACTTGGTCATAAGGGATTGTTGTAGTCACTTTTGCAACATTAGCTCCTTGTGTATAAAAATATATATCCCTTGCTCCAACATTACTTGGGAAAACTTCTATTACTAATCTTTCAGTTGAACTTAATGCAGTAGCAGGCATACTTATAGTTGAAGTATATAATGTCTTATTAGTAGATGTTAAAACTACTGGAGAACCTGTTGCTATTGTAGTAAAGGTAGTTCCGTTATACTTAGATATTTTAAAATAGAATCCTGGATCATATTGTAGACTAAAAGTAATAGATACATAAGAAGTAAATGTCCAAGTGCCAGCAGCGATTGAATACCCAGGCTTACCGATATCAGTTATGAATCTAGCAATAACAGCATCGTATGCAGAATTAAAATCTACGCTACTAGCTACATTTTGTGTAGTACTTATTTGAGCATAAGCATTTGAAGCTATTGTGCCTTCTGATACCCCACCATTAAAATAAAAAACACCTACTGGGTTTTTATAATACAATATTACATTTTCTCCGTTTACTACACTTGGCATATTATTTAGATTAGGTTATTAAAAGATGTTTCATAGCCAATAGTGGCTGAAATAGTTGTATTTGATATTTGTAATAAGGTAGCATTAGTTCTATTTTCAGCATAGTTTGTAGTAGAATTACCTAACATATAAGAATTACTTGCTATATTAATACTACTAGGATCTGTATCAGTTGCCTTAAATAGTTTAGAAGCATTAAGTATCCCATTAGCTGTAGAAAAACTAGATAAATCACAATCAATATTTATTATATTATAACCATAAATATTAATATATTTCTGCATCAATAACAACAATAAAGTTCCATAAGTAGTAGCTCCACCATATTCATACCATCCTACAGCAAGATTATTATTGCTTAACATAAACATTCCTTTTTCTATAGGGAAGCTATTATTACCTGATTGTGCACCATAAGGTATGTCAATAGTTTTTACATAATCTAAATTAGTAGTTTTATAACTATAATAATTTTGGCTTTTAATAGATGAGATAATAGTTAATTTCATATTACTTATCTGAGCAAAAGTACCAGTTGAGTTTTCGACTGCAAATTTAAAATACAAACTTCCTGCTATTGGAGTAACTTCGGTCTTAAAACTAAATGCATTAACATCATTACCACTTGTACCAGTATATGCTGGAACGCTATAATATGAAGATGTGTTTACCCAATTAACTCCATCCCACCACCAATTAGCAGTACCATCTGTTAATAATACATATACGTGAGCTCTTGGTAGATTACCTAAATCTTGCCCTTGGAATATCCAAGAAAATTCTAATACAACAGCAGGTGGTATTTTTGGGTTTGAGCCTGATTTTATTTCAATATAAGCCTCGTTTGTTACAGATGTACTTCCTCTTTGTAATCTGTATTGTGCAAATGAATCAGTTGTATTATTTACAATAGTAACAGTACTTCCTATACCAGCGAAGTTTATATTCCAATTATCAGCATATAGTCCAGTAAAAGGTCTAAAATTTCCATTAGATATATAATTATCAGCCATCATTATCTCATAATTATCCTCAATCCTATTGAAGCCCTTTTTAAGCAATTTAGTTTGAGAATTATCTATAAAATATAATCCACTTGTATTGCCTGTATATGATTGAATTGTGCTAAGAGTATTTAAGTTACTACCACTTGCAGCAACTGAACCAGCAGAAGTATATTCGGTGTACCAATTATTCTGATTAGCAAATTGATTAACTGCTACTATCCACCATTTGCCTCCAGCTTGAAATAATCTACATCCAAAAGACTTGACAATATTTGATAATATTGTTAAACAGTTTATATAGGTTACTCCTGTATCTATAAATGTTCTATAAGGAAGGTAGGTTTGATTAAATGGCTCTCTATTAGAATTAGTAGTTCTATCTTCCATACCAGTAGCATAATAAGAACATACTGTCATTATATTAAGATTAGTAGGGAAAGCATTACTATTTAAACATAGTCTAATAAAATAAAGTAAAGTATTAATAGCATTGATATCAGTAGATGCTGCTATAGGCAAAGGTATTTTTTCTAGCATACCTAACCCATCAATGGCATTAAATGACATCGTCTTACGACCTGTAGAATAGCTTATACTAGCACCATCACTTAATACCCACCCTGACCATTCTACATTAGCATCTAAATAAAGTATAGCAAAATACTTCCTATCGTTTAAGGTTGTTAAGTCTGGTATGTTAGCTATATTATCAGTAACGTCTATTGTTACTCCTAATTGACTGGCAAATATTGGTTCAAATGGATCATCTGAATTAGGTATATACTGAAGGTTTAAATTCTTACCTGGGTATTCAATAACCGTTGGTGCAGAACCTAAGTCCTCTTGTAAATACAAATAAGCAGTCTTATTAGCTCTTGTAGCAAACGTAAATTTATATTTATTATAATATGCCATTATGAACCTCTTCTTAAGTTTAATGATGTTTCTGACCTATTCAAAGCTAATACTAAATC